GTGCAGTACGCGCCGTGCGAAACCACCCACGAACAGCAGCCGCTCACCAATGCTGGTGGGGTCGGTCACTTGGTTGAACACTGGATCCAGCGCAGCTTCCAGTTGCGTGTAGCTGGTAGTACCGCCGAGAGTCGTGATGTTTCCAGGAACGTTCTGCGTCACGAAACTGATGACACCATCCATGGTATGGAACGGTTGGCCATTGCGACTGCCAAAGTATCGCTGGCCGAAGAAGTGACCCTTCTCCATGTCCACAGCGTGGAACGCAGCAGCATCACGACGGCTCTCAGCAACAGCAGTGTCGCCGGCAATCAGCATGGTAGCGCGAGTGGTCTCGCTGACTGCCCAAGTATTGCGGAAGATCTGCGTGTTGTTGGTGACACGTTGCGGGATGATGATGAGAGAAGCAGGACGCAGCGAAGCTTCTTCGTATGCGTTGCCCACCATCCACAGATTCACCGCCGAGTTGATGGTCGCAGGAACCACCGACCCAATGGCACGCTCGACTGCCAGTTGCGTGGGAGAAATGACAGCAGTGACCAAGATGTTCTCGTTGGTCGAGTCCGAGCGCAGCAGCATACCAGCCAAGATGTTGGCAGTACTGACCACGTTCAGGATGGTGTCACCAACCAGCGCCTGTGCCGACAGCACAACTGACGGGAACAGCATCGTCTTGGAGAAGAAGCCATGCTCGATCTGCAGAGCAGTTTCTTCCTTCAGCAATGCTGTGAGTCCCACCAACGGCGCAGAACCGTTTGGCATGAGACGAGTGATCATTGCGGAGAAAGACTTCTCGGCAAGATCCTGGGGGATAACTGCAGTATTAAAAGCACCAACAGCCATGGTATAAGCTCCTAGAAGTGAGAAAGATGATGACTGACGCTACTGATCAGAGCGCGCCGGTGGAAAGACCCTTGACGCCGTAGCGAGGGAAGAAAGTCAGAGCACTGGTGCCAGTGGCAGTCGCATTCGCCGTCAGCGTCACGACACCAGTGCTGGCGTTCACTGCCAGGATGTTCGTGCCGCCGGTGATGCCGGTGCCAGAAACGCCCATACCCGGTTGCAACAGTTGCGCTTGCGCAGCAGACAGACCAGTGATAGTCGGCGACAAGTTGGTCGTACCAGCGTTGAACACCTGGCGGCGAGCAGTAGCATACACCTGCGCCAAGTAACGGCGGGCATTGCTGGCAATCATTGCAGTGTTGGCGCCCACGAGTGCGGCACCTTCTGCAATAGCCAGAGTCATGGTGAATGCGACTGTGTTACGGAACAAGAACTCGAAGCTGTCACCAGGAGCCAAGTTCGGAGCAGCGGCCATCAAATTGTCCGCAGTATCGAGCGTATCGGTGTAGTTGCCAGTAGGGCCGGTGCGCTCCACAATGCCCGAGAGCATCGCCGCGGCCGTGAGAGTTCCAGCACCAACAGTGGTAATGGAACCGAGTTGCGCCTGGGACATGAGAACATCGCCAGGGCCTTGAGGACGCACGTAGTTTGCGCCACTATCAATCTGAGCACGAGCAAGCATTTAAGCCTCCTAAGAAAGTTAAGGGCACAAACCCCCAAGAAAGAAACAAACTAGCAGAACCTGGTGCTCACAGATCCTTCAGGAAGATCGAAAAGTCTTGTTCCTTTGGCTTCTGAGCTTCTCGCACTTTCACGCGAGTGGGATCAGCTTCCAGGACAGCTTCCGACAAACCAGTCAGGTACTGTGCAATTTGCATGTTGATATCAGCAACATTCGCATTCGGATCTTTCGCAAGAGCCAATTGCTTCAGTGTCTGCACCAACGGCTGAGCAGCAGGATGGTTGAAAACCGGGTTGTCATCAGGCGACTGTTGTTGCAACTGATGCTTCTTGATATGCGTTGGCAACTGCGCAGTGATGCGCTCATTGTTGCTCGCAAGAGCGGTGTTGATCAGATTGCCACTGTTCACGGTCATGCCGACAACAGCAGTTCTGATTGCTTGATTGATGACGTCACTGAAAGCAGTAGCATCACCACCGAGTGCTTTTGTGACCAGTTCCGGATCGACACCACCAGTGAAATCCATTTGATCGGCAGTAGCCTGGATCTTGGTGGGGTCGAAATTAAAAACTGGCTGTCGGAGCGGATCAGCAGCAGGAGCTACAGGCTCGCCCTTCTCATTCTTCTTAGGATGCCACAGCTCTGTGAATTTATCCAGTGGGGAAGCAGGTGTCTGGGGTGCTGGTGGCGCAGTCGGTGCTGGTGGCTGTTGGCTGCCAGGATTCAGTACGTTCTGAGGATTTGCGACAGGCAGTGTCGTCTGCCCAGGACGCGGAGGTGCTGCGGGAGGTGCGTTGTGTGCAGTGCCCCCAGTGTTGAAGAAATTGCCAAAAAGACCAGCCATGATTTGCTCCAGGAGTTGAGAAGTGTTTGGGAACTAAGGTTGCGCTATCCGTTCTGTGCTGCGAGTTCCGCGTACGCAGTAGAACATTCTTGAAGTAAAGCCAGCAGCATATCACGACGCCCTTGCGTGTATGCAAATTCTTGCATGAGCTGCGAGATTGTTTCCGGAGTGCCAACAATCCGAGTATCAGCGAGCTTCTGAGTGAGCGCAGCTACCTGCGTCTCGTAATACGCCTGGGTAGCAGCGTTGAGCCGCATGGCTTCAGTTTGCTGGATCGTCGTCAGGTTGTAGCTGATGAGCGTATTATCAATGTCAAGCTCAAAGTTGAGCGGTACTTGTGTGATCACGATTAGGCTCCAGTGGGTTGTGTAGGTGCTGCTTGTGGTGGTTGTGCTGTTCCGCTGGCCACAGATGCTTGCTGCATGGTGGTCATGAATTGCTGCTGCTGTGCTGTGTTCCGTTTGAACTTACGGAGCCAGCCACCGCCCTGGAGCTGCATGGAATATGCAAGGGCGCCCATGAGATCATATTCAACAGGAATCGTTGGAAGTGCTGGAGCTGCCTGGAATAGCAGATTCAACATGTCTGAACTGATGATCTTGTCTGAAGGCAGATAGCCGTCAGAAACTGAGAAACGCAGATGCGCTTGTCGTAGTTTCGTGGGGTCAACTTCCACCATGGTGCCAGTGTTGGAATTCACCAGAGTGGTGGGCGGTTGGTACTGCAAGATATTGCTGAGCAGGATGATCTTGATTGGCACGAAGAACGAGAACTCGATGTTCAGTGCACGCAAGCGACCACGGCCACCAGCATTGCCCATGACAGTGTCAAATTCTTTCCTGGTCTTGTTCCCCTTCTGGAATTGCCCTTGCTGCACACGGTTCTGACCAAGAGCAACTTCGCCCATGCTAACGAATTGCTGCGCCATTGCCATGATCTGAGCAACACCCTCGTCGCGGTACGGAGACTCGTAGACTGCCTCACTGATAGCTTTTCCATAAGCAGTGTTCTTGACAGGGATACGAGCAACGCTGGATACTTGATCCATATCTTTCTTGTTTATTCTCGACGCGTCGTAGTAGACTCGGTCATAGACTTTTCGGCGTTGCGACTCGATGCCAGAAGACACAAGCGACGTAGCAACCTGCTGGTACGGCGTCGCATTCTCCGCAAAACTTTTCGACTGCCACGAAAGGCCATCACAGCTAGGCTTGCACACAATGATCGGAAGGTAATTGTGTGCATTGGTTTGGCGCTCCGCAAAAATCACCACACTCCGATTGATGATGATGAACTTCCAGATCTGGACAGTGTTGCGCGCTGGAACATTGATACCGAAATCGCTGGGAAGAATCCGCGCGTAGAGCACCGTCCACTCGTAGGAATTACGGTAATTGATACCATTTTTCTTCTGGTCTTGCAAACCAACCCACGCAAGCCAGTTGTGTTCCTGGCGGCTCTGCACAGAAAGTAACGCGTCGGGGTTAATCTCCGGTATGAAGAAGGCTGCTGTGATGTCAGCATTCCCAGTGTTTGCGCTGGGTCCAGGACTCTCGAATGCCTTGGTGAAGTTCATTGTTCCCAGTGGCGCCAAGTCTTCCATTCGTTTCTTGAGGTTGATGCGTGAAAGCATCTCAGTGTATCCTGCGAATTCACCTTCCAGGTGATTCATTTCAGGAGAAACACGTGCGTCGAGGATCGTGTTGTACGGGTCCAAGCGCTTCATGAAATTGCCTTCGTAGTACTCTTCTTTGGGAGTGCCAACACCAAGTGCTCCTTCTTGTGGTGTCACGACGGCAAAGGTCTTACGCTTCTCCCAGACTACTTCCACCGCGCCAAGATCGTACTTGAGACCATCGCGCATTGTTTGTACGAGGTGCAGAGGCCACGCTGCTCGGATGGAGTTCTCGCCCACCTGAGTTTCCATCTGCTCCATTGCATCTTCCTCTCCTGGAGGGCCTACGATTCCGAAGATTGGATAGCCGGTCAAGAAAGTTTCTTGCAGATCAGTGAGTGCTGTTTCCACTTGCGGCTCGACTACAGGAACAGTGATGTTCTGCATTTTCGAGGCGTCACCAGAAGCATTGGCCGCCTTTGCTTTCTGCTGTGCTGGCGTCAGGTCATTCGTGCGATAGTACTCCTTGTCTCGCCGCAGCAATTGATTGCGAATGTCGTAGCTGGTGACATACGCGGTCAGCGCGCTGTTGAGATATTTGATGACACGTTCCTGGCTATCAGCAGTAATCGACATTGGAGTAGTTGGTGCGGCCATGATTGCTTTCAGTAGTTGGTTGTGCGATTGAAGTTGCGAATCAGAACGGTAGTCCTAGGGACTCGCCTGTGCTAGCTGTTGGCATGTTACCATCTGCCTCGTCATTAATCAACAGAGGTATCCACTCAGGATAGAGCTCAATAATCTTGTAGATGTACGCCAGAATATCGAGGAGTTCATCCACGTTCTTAGTCTTAAGAGGATTCCATTGCGTGATTTGGTAGATCACTTTGGAGCGTGCTTGTGGTCCCAGGACGATTTTGCCTGCCAGTAGATCCTTGAGTGCAGCACGTATGCGAGCATTCTTCTGCATTCCGCCGCTGGTAATTTCTCCTACTTGAATCCCTTGAACACCAAGCTGTTGGTAGACTACGCCAAACCAATAGATCAGCGTCGCTTGATACGCGCCACCTTCGCAGACAATGAGCTGAATACTGTATTTGACTGCAAGTTTTGTAGCTTCTTCGATCGTCTTGCCCGGATTCATCTTATCGGAGATCGCTTCCCAAAGAACTGGAAGTCCATCGAACATGAGGACAGCACCAATTCCAAGATCATCCCCGTGTTTCTTGCCAAGTGATGGATCGATGATTATGAAACCGCCCTGTGCTTGCGATGGATCTAGCCACGTTGGGCACGTGCCAATCTTGCTGACGTCAATGCCGCTGACAGTTCCTGCTTCCTCGTCATTCATCACTTCTGAGAAGAAGATCTCAGGGTGTCCCATGTCGTAGTCTGACTGGTACTCAGAGAGCAGATCGTCAATGCTACGATGTTCTGGCCAGAGAGATTGACCATCTGCCAGGATTGCACCAGTAATGAAAGAGACCCACTCGGCAGAATGCTTCAGCTTGCGGAGAATGCTATGCTCAAACGGGTACATGTTTCCTACGAATAGGAAGATGCAACGATGGGGATGGCAAGCTTTCATCAATGTGCCGAGCATCCAGACTAGCAGCTCTTTCGCTATTTCTGGGTTCTTGGCCTCATCCCGATTCTGCATGTCGTCCATGATTACGACGTCAGGACGAACGAACTTTAGATTGAGGCCTCGGAGAGAACTGCCTGCGCCCAGGGCCGCAAGAACTATCGGACGACCGCGAAAATGAAACTTCTTGTAAGCTAGAGTATCTTGCTCTCCTTCAGCGTACCAATAGCCGAAAATGTTCCGGATATTGGGGGAGTTGAGCATGTCGGTAACATCGGATAGGAAATTCTCTGCCAGTTTTGCGGTATTGCAGACGACAAGAATAAACCGTCGATTGGAAAAGAGAATGAGCCAGACTACGTACAGTTTGAGTACAACAGTCTTGGAGAATCCCCGAGGAATTCCGAGAGCATACTTTGGCTTGCCTCTAGCAACTCCTGCTTCGACAGTGATGAGTTGCCAGATCGCATGAAAGAGTGGCGGGTATCCATACTCGTAAATCTCCGTGAGAATGAGAGCAGCGAGAAAGTCTAGGTTGTTCCTAGCACCTTCGGTGAGCGAAGCACGGTCGCTACTGACGTCATCGACAGTTTCCTCTTCTGGCGCGCCCTGGGAATCCGAGGAGGTGCCAAAGACGTGATTCGCCAGCTTCTCAATCTGCTCGCTGCGATTGCCAGCACTATCGCTGACATTGGAAGCGTTGAATGACTGAGCTTCTGCCGACTGCGACTCTGCCGTTTCCATGCCTGTGCTCATGCTCACAGAACCTTGACTACGCCGTTAATCACTGTCGTGAGTGGCGAGACAGAATCCAAGCGCTTAATTGCTGCTGCTTGCTCCTGCTCCTGTAGTTCATCCTTCTTGGTTGCTTGTTCTTGCGAGAGCTGCTTGAGCATTGGAAGTGCACGGCTCGGGAGTGTTGCCATGCTTCGACCTTCCACATCTATCACTTGGTTTGAGCTGTTCAGTGTTAGCTGCACGCGAGCTGCTTTCGGGAGCAAGATTGCAACTTGCTGCGCCCCCAGTGCTCCAGCATCAGCGCTTTCTACTGGTGCCGATCGCTTGTTGGAGCTGTTCAGGATCTGGAAGATTCTCGCTGCTTCCATGGGACTGCGAACGAATGGGAGTTTCTGCTCCAGGACGCGCAGAGCTTTTGTTTCCAGCGATTCCACCGTAGCATCATGCTTGACTGCTGCTTCTAGCTTCTCGCTGCGACGGGCAGTCAGTGCTGCTGAGAACTCCTTGTTCTCTAGTAGCTCACGAACATCTTGCTCGGAAAGACCGACGGCAAGTGCTGCTGATGGAATCGAAACGCCTGCTGCTAGATGGCCCAGGAGTTTCTCGTAGCTCGGCACTTGCGAAATGTCGATCTGCTGAGGTGCTGCTGCGTCCTGGGAAACTGCCGAAGGCTGGGGCGCCGTGAGTGGAGAAGTCATGCAAGCAGTATACTCGATGCTGGGAAGAAGCTGAACAAAGGAATCTTGAGGGACCTTTGAGAGTACTGTGATCTTGGTAGTAGAGCTAGCAGCAATTTTTGTAAATTTTTAGAAAAACGAAGTTGAGTCCTTAGGAAGGAAAAAGAAACGTAGCGTCAAAAAGGCCCCCACCCGGAGTACGGGGTAGTTGCGTAGTGCCGAAGCGAAGCGTAGGACACGGAGCTGCGAGTGCCGTTCGAGCGTAGCGAGAAGCGCACGAGCTGTCACCGGTAACGGAGCGCAGCGTAGTGTCCTGGTTCTGCGAGCGAAGCGAGCCTGTTTTGGTATTCGGCTGTTTGGCTGTTTGGCTGTTCGCGAGCGAAGCGAGCGGCGCGCTGGCACCAGTCTGGTGCAGGCAGTAGTAGCTACTGCATCAGGCTGGTGCATAGGCGGGAATGGCTAGTGTTAGGGGGTGTTCAAGCGGTTGATGGTGTCGCGGGTGCTGCGCGTTATGTTGTCGCTCATGCGCTGCAATTGCAGGATGGTTTCCACTGCTACGGCTGGCGGGTGGCTGGTGTTGCCGATAGCCTGGGTCTGCTGGTAGTGAATCACAGAGCACACCGCGTCTAGTGCCTCGTGCAAGTTGGCTGTCAGTGTGCTGATGTCGTGCGAGTTCAGTTGATAGCGTGACATGATATTTCCTTTAGCTGTGCTGGTGCGCCTTGATGGCGCGATGGTTGGCAGGATTGCCAGATAGCCCACTAGCGGGTTAGTGCCAGTAGGCTATCGGACGGGTCTGCTAGTGGCCAGTGGCAGGGCTGTTAGCGGCCCAGATAGCTAGCAGCCCTGCCGTGTTGGGCCTGTATCCCTTGGCACGGTATCGACGGTAAGCTGCCAATAGTGCGGTGTTGTCAGGCATGGTCATGGTATCACCTGCTCTCTGGTGCCTCGCTCGGCTTGATGCGTTCAGGCGTGACTTGGAGCCAAAGGTTATGTCCTTTGCCGTTCGCCACCACCAGCCACGTTCTCCGCCCAGTTGTCACTACTCGCGGCAAATTGTCGAGAACAATTTTCGTTGCTGGCAGTAGGGGCGCTAGTGTGTATCGTTTCATCTTGTTCTCCCGGTTCTTACAGATCGTCAAGGCTGAGCGTTGTCTCTGCCGTCCGCGCTGCCAGACTCTTGCTGATATGTGCCAGTCGCGCGATGATGTCAGGGCAGATTCCGTTCTCTGCATCGTCTGCCAGTAGTGCGATTAGCTTGTCAGCGTCCTCTGCCTTCTTCAGTCCATGATTCTTCGCTGCCAGCGCTGCTAGCCGGTTCTGCACCAGTTCTACGAACTGCGCTCCCTTCTCTTTCATGGCTTCGTGCAGCTTGGTTTTAGGGAACCATTCCAACACTGCGTCACGGTCAAATGTCAGTGCACCGCGACTTGCTGCGGTTTCCTCGCTCCATGCGAGCAGCGCAACCACGGTGTAGTCTTTCAGCGCGATGGTGCGTTGCATCGGATTCTCGTCCAGCGCATCTTTCAGTCTGGCGTTAGCGATGTTGCGAAGCCCGTTCATCAGAACGTCTGTAAGGCCCTGCACTTTTG